CCATGCCGACCATTACTGACCGCGACCTAGAGATCCAACGCATTGCCGCAGCCTACTCATACTTTGAGACCGATCCCGGCAAGCTGGTCATTGCAGACCTAGAGAAAGCCTTTGGCATCCATGCCCAGGCATTCCTGCCCGACAGCAAGGGAGACTTTTGCCCCATCCGAGCCGCAATCCGCGACGGGCAGAGAAGCGTCCTGCTTCACATGAAGGCGATTGCAACCAAACACAACAATGGCGAGACCACGAAAAAACCCGATCCCAAGCGAGACTAACGTCGAACTGCCCGAACCGGCGATGTCCCCCTTCTTGGGAGACCTCACCCCCGAATACATCCTCTGGTTCAAGCAGACCCACTCCCGCGAGGAGTTCATTGAAAGATATTCCGAACGCATCCCGAAAGAATACCCAACAACACACCAAATCGACACCGAATGATCACATCAGACGCCATTGCCGGCGACCCTGTGGACGGAAACGCCCTCTTGAGTCAGCAGGCATCCACCCCTCCACCCAGCACCCCCTCGCCCGTCGGCGAGAACCTCCTCTCCAGCACGAAGCCGGCGGAACCCGCCCCCGCCTCCTCACCCTGGGTCAACGACAAGGGTGAGTTTTCCGAGGGGTGGCTTGACCGTCTCCCCAAGGAACTAGCCGAACACAAGCAAATCTTGGGTCAATTCAAGGACATCGACGGGGCTTTGAAGACCCTTGTTTCGCAGCAGAAGATGCTCGGCAAGAAGGCCGATGCCGTCCTTGTGCCTGACGAGAAGGCCACTCCCGAAGAGAAAGCCGCATTCCTCAAGAAGCTCGGTGTTCCCGAATCACCCGATGCCTACCAGTTGAGGCCGAAGGATCTCCCTGCCGGCTTTGAGTGGGATGAGAACATGGCGAAGGAGTTCAACACCCTTGCCCACCAGAACGGGATCACCCCCAAGCAGATGGACGCCCTCATGGGTCGCTATGCGGCGCTTGAGTCACAGAGGGCGGAAGCCGCAGCCTCCCAGCAGAAATCCGAGATGGAAGCAGGCCGCAAGGCTCTCGCTGAAGCATGGGGAGACAAGTACGATGTGGAGCTATCGGTTGCCCGTCGAGCCGCGCAAGTCGCCGGCGTGGATGTCAACTCCAAGGGGTTCTCTGATCCCTCGGTGGTGCTGGCATTCAACCGGCTGGCACGGATGATGTCTGATGACAAGATTGTGAACTCGGACACCGCAGGAACCATGATGGCAGGCAAGGCCCGTGCAATGGACATCATGACCAACCCTTCCAACCCCCTGCATGGCAAGTATGCCTCCGGGGACAAGACAACCGCTGATCTGGTCTCTGACCTCTTGAAAAATGGATAATCAATACGACAACGAGCGCAAGGGCGTCCTCTTCCTCAAGGGAAGCGAGAACCCGAAAGCCCCCAAGTGGTCAGGCAAGATGACCCTTGGAGGAATCGAGTACCAGATCGCCGCATGGGAGAAGATGTCCAAATCAGGCAAGGAGATGCTGACCATCAGCATCACCGACAAGCCGGCTGGAGGCTATGCCAACTCGCCAAAGAGGAACGACTATCCCCCATCCCCTGCCGTGGTGGCACACAACAAGGCCAAGTCCAACGGATACGCCCCTGACAGGGAGGATGACATTCCCTTCTAGTCTTTAGCTTGGTGGTTCATGGAAAGCCCTCACCGGGGAAACTCGGTGGGGGTTTTTTGTTGTTAAAAGAACGGCCTCGTTTCTTTAACAGATAACAGAGTTGCTAAAGATTGGCGGGCGCCTTGAGTGTTTAGATCCGATGCGCTGAAGATCAACAATCATCCGATGAGGGAATCGAACACCTCGTCTCCCTGACAACCCAGGGATCTTTCCACTAGACGAATCGGAGATTGAAGTCGGAAGAGGATCAGGTCGCTATGCTCTGGGATACCCCCGGAACACCCCTCATTGCCTCCCCCGATTTATGCGTCCGCTTTGTGACGTTTAACGGCCACTCCACGAAGCAGGGGTTCACCGAAGATTCCCCCGAAGTTTTCACCGAAATAAAAGAACACATGGGGTGAGATAGCTGGTCTGCGGGAAGCCCCCCATGTCTACTAAATTGGCACAGCCCCTCCGAATCGAACGGAGCCAGATGGTTTTGGAGACCGTCTCGCCTACCTTGGAACATTGGACTGCGGTTAGACTCTACAAATCATTTCAGAAATCGCAATCTTTTTGTGCGAAATAAACTTTAGCCCACTTCCTGCGGTTCACGCTTTGCGGGATAATCTGAAGATTGCACGGGTGGTGTAGTCCGCCTTTAGAAATAGGGATGATATGGTCAACCTCATGAGGTATGCCGGTCTTGTCGGAAACCCGCTTTGACGTCTGATATAGGCAGGAGATGATGCCTTCTTGCTGGTTATCAAGGGCAGGTGTTGCGGCTTTTTGACGGGATCTGCGCAAAGACCTAATTGCGGCTTTTTTATCAGGGTGAGTAGCGTCCCATTTTCTGACATAATCACGATGTTTTTCCCTGTTTTCCCCAATCCATCGTTTGGCATTTGCCAGGTGCCTTTCTTTATTCCTTTCCCTCCATTCTCTGTTTTTGGCAACACAATGCTCTCTGTTTCTTGAATACCATTTTCGGTGCGATTCCTTGTCTGCCTCTGGATTGTTTTTTCTAAAAGCTAATACACTTGCCTTATTTTTATCTAGGTATTTAGCAAACTGTTCTCGGCTTACCCATGCCTCGGCATTGTTGCGGTGCCTGATATATCTCCAAAATACCATACCGTCAGATCGGACATCTCCTCGCTTGAAGCTCATGCTTTGCATAATGAGCTATCTTTCTAAAAACGCAAGGTTTTAATGCAATCGCGTTGACCATGTTAGGCGATAATGTTAAATCGCCAATAAGACCACCGAGAGATAACCTGTTCAACAGATGTTGAGTCGGGCCTGTGTAGGGGGTCAACCCTGACAAATTAGATCCTATTTGGGGCAACCTAATCTGGCAGACATCCCAAACACAAACAAACCCCTAACTACTCACCACTATGCTACAGATTCCCGACCATTATGTTGTGCAATTTGAAACAAACTGGCAGCACCTCCTTCAGCAGATGGAGTCACGCCTCAAGGAGAAGACCAAGTTCGTCTCCGCACAGGGCGCCGCCGTCCGCTTCAACCAGTACGGTCTCGCCTCCATGTCCCAGGTCACGACCCGGAACGCCACAACCAGTCCAGTCAACAGCGACCTGCCGACCCGTTGGGCCTACCCCGTCCCCTACGACATCGCAAATCGCTTCAGCGAGTTTGACAACCTCTTCCTCGGAAGCGTTGTCCTGCCCACCTCGGAGTGTATGCAGGCGCAGGCCGCAGCCTACGGTCGTCTCGCGGATAAAGTCCTCATCGACGCCCTGACCGGCTCGGCGACGATCACCAACACGGCGAACACCTCCACAGGGTTCGGTCTGAACAACACCACAACCACCGTTGCCCTGCCAGCAGGACAGACGGTTGCGGTCAACTACGTCCCTGCCGGCGGCACCCCCGCGAACAGCGGACTGACCATCGGAAAGATCCGCGAGGCCAAGCGCATCCTAGATGCCAACGAAGCCCCCGCAGAGGATCGTGTCCTCATCGTGAGCGCCAAGGAGATCAGCGATCTTCTCGGCACCACCGAGGTCACGAACAACCTCTACAACTCCGTCCGCGCCCTTGTGGATGGTGATGTGGATGCGTTCCTTGGGTTCAAGATCGTGCGCTCGGAGCAGCTTGTTCCCGCCTCCAACATCCGCACTTGCGTGGCCTACCACAAGAATGCGGCGGTGCTGGTTGATGGCGGCAAGAAGTCCTACATGGACATCCTGCCCACCCAGTCCCATGCCCTCCAGATCCGCTCGACAGCGGTTCTCGGCGCGACCCGTCTCCTTGAGACCGGCGTCGTGAGCATCCTGGCCGACACCACCAAGTAAGTAATCACAAGTTGGGGGTGGGGCGTCCAGCGAGGCGTCCCACCCCTTTCTTTTACAACTCTAAAAAGACATGGATTCCACGACCATCTGCAATCTCGCCCTCTCGAAAATAGGCGACCAGATGATCATGTCGCTGGACGATCCGAGCATTGAGGCTCGGTTCTGCAAGCTGCACTACGCCCCGACGCTTGCCTCTCTACTTCGGATGCACGACTGGAATTGGGCGATTGGCATGACCCAGCTTGCCCGCCTTTCCACGCCTCCCCCTTTTGATTGGGAATACTCCTACCAACTTCCGTCTGATTTCGCCCGGATTCAGACACTCAACTCGTTCCAAGCCAACGAACCCTACTGCAATTTCGACATCATCGGTGACAAGCTGATGACCGATGAGAGCAGCGCCTCCATCACCTACATCAAGAGCGCCGTTGACCCAAACCTCTTCGACCCGATGTTCGTGGAGTTGCTGGCGCTTTCCATTGCCGCCAAGCTCGCCAAGCCCCTCGGTGGGAGCATGGACATCAAGCAGAGGCTTGAGCAGGATCTCAAGCAGATGCTCGGGGAAGCCCGGAGGATTGACGCACAAGACTCCTATCCCCGCCGCAAGCCGATGTGGCTTAACTCCGACCTCGTTCAGTCACGCTACAACGGCATCTACTGATGATCAGTCAGTTAATTTCATCCTTCAACTCTGGTGAGTGGTCTCCCTACCTGGAGGCGAGGACGAACCTAGAGAAGTACCGCAACTCCTGCAAGGTGCTGGAGAACATGGTCATCACCCCCTATGGGCCGGCGAATCGTCGCGCAGGCACAGAATACCTTGGGGCCGCAAAGCTATCGGGAACCCGCAGCCGGCTTATCGGCCTCGACATCTCCGACACCAACCACATTGTCATGGAGTTGGGTGTGGGTTACATCCGCTTTTGGAAGAACGGGGCGCTGATCACCTCTGGGGGAACCCCTGTCGAGGCAACCCAAGTCAACTACCTTAACGCCGCAACCGGCGTCACTCCCGTCCACCCCTACCAGGAAGCAGACCTTCGCTCCGTCCAAGTCTGCCAGATCAACAACCTGATCTACCTGACCCATCCCTCCCACCCGCCGCAGCGCCTCTCGCGCCTCTCGGACACGAACTGGACGGTTGGCGAGGTTCCCTTTGGAGACCCCTCCATCCCGAATAATTGGGCGCCGATGCTTGACCAGAACGTCAAGGACATCACGATCAACCCCTCCTCATCTTCCATTTTTGGGACTCTGTTAGGGGTCACATTCGCCTATTCCTCCACGACCGTCACCGCAACGAAGGCCGGTCACAATCTAACGGAGGGTCAGGGGATTACGGTTTCCGGGGCAACGGG